AAATATATGTCCGAGAAGAATCAACCACCTATGATGATGGTACTTGATTCACTAGGTATGCTATCCACCTCTAAGGAGATGGAAGACAGTGAAGCAGGTAAAGAAACAAGAGATATGACACGTGCTCAGGTAGTTAAAGCTATCTTCCGTGTGTTGACTTTGAAACTTGGTAAAGCAAATGTTCCTTTAATAGTTACCAACCATACATATGATGTGGTGGGTGCATATATGCCTACTAAAGAGATGGGTGGAGGATCAGGACTTAAGTATGCTGCATCTAATATCATCTACCTTAGCAAGTCTAAGGAGAAGGATGGTAAAGAGGTAGTGGGTAATATTATTAAAGCTAAACTTGCTAAGTCAAGGTTGGCAAAAGAAAATTCCCAAGTGTCGATTCGCTTATACTATGACCAACGTGGATTGGATCGGTACTATGGTCTGTTAGAATTGGGAGAGAAGTATGGAGTCTTCGAGCGAAAGGGTAATAGAATTGTCATTGGAAATGATTCTGTATATCCATCGGTTGTATATAAAGACCCCGAAAAATACATCACCCCCGAAATCTTACAAGCACTAGATGAGTGTGCACAGAAAGAGTTTTCCTATGGATCTTAAGGATTATATCGTCACCTATGATGACGTACTTGACGAGAACGTATGCAAGAATGCCATTGAATTTTTCAATGAGGATCCTGGTATAGTAACCAGATTCGATGCTGAGATGTGTGGTTTCTCATCTGTTAACTTAACAGAGCAGTGTGAGGTTAAGAAGGATGCCAAGTGGGATCTTATTAATCAACAGGTCATCCTAGCAATCAAAGAATGTGGTGAAAGATACATCAAGGACATTGATTGTGAAAGGTATTGGCCTAGACAGAATGCACTAGAGCAAGTCAAGATCAATAAGTATCAGCACAAGACTGCTGATAGGTTTGATAGACATATTGATGTTGGGGATCATAACTCTGCGAGGAGGTTCCTCACCTTTGTCATCTACTTAAATACCATTGAGGAAGGTGGTGCAACATATTTTAATGAAATAGACCTTGAAATTCCTGCAAAATGTGGTAGAGTATTAATGTTCCCTTCTACGTGGACATTCCCTCATACCTACTGTGCTCCTAAAGAGCAAGATAAGTATGCAGTTTCAACCTATTTGCATTACACCTGATGACCCTCAAGATTGAAGAGATCACCCTTAGTAATCTCATTATTAATGAGCCATATACTAGGAAGGTCTTGCCTTTTATAAAGGATGAATATTATGACAGTCAATCACACAAGATATTGTTTAGTACCTTGTCTGATTATGTCAACAAGTTTGAGACCACACCCGAGCCTAATGCCCTAAAGATAGAAGTAGAGAAACGTAGGGACATCTCCGACGAAATATACAAGGAGGTTGAGCAGTTTCTTAATAATTTAGATAGGGATCAATATAACGAGGACTGGTTAATCGAAACCACTGAGAAGTGGTGTAAAGAAAAGGCAGTTTACATTGCCTTAATGGAGTCTGTCAAGATTGCTGACGGACAAGATAAAACACGTACCAAAGATGCTATTCCTTCTATCATGTCGGAAGCTATTGGTGTGTGTTTTGATGATCATGTAGGACACGATTACATACTAGATTCTGATGACAGATACGACTTCTATCACAAGAAGGAAGAAAAGATACCGTTTGATATCGAGTATCTTAACAAGATTACCAAAGGTGGTCTACCTAATAAGACTCTTAATATCGCACTCGCTGGTACGGGTGTCGGGAAGTCTTTATTCATGTGCCATGTGGCTAGCTCCGTGCTGCTCGAAGGACGCAACGTACTCTACATTACAATGGAAATGGCAGAGGAGAAAATTGCTGAACGAATTGATGCCAACCTCTTGGACCTCCCGATCCAGCAACTCACAAGTCCCCTCCTCACAAAAGAAAAGTACTCCTCCAAACTGCTTCAGTTAAAGCAGAAGACACAAGGAAAACTTATCATCAAGGAGTATCCCACAGCGTCAGCACATGTGGGTCACTTCAAGGCACTCTTAAATGAGTTGTCTATGAAGAAGGGATTCAGTCCTGATATTATATTCGTGGACTACTTAAATATCTGTGCTTCAGCACGGTATAAAGGTACCATAGTAAACAGTTACACATATGTCAAAGCGATTGCAGAAGAGTTACGAGGACTCGCTGTCGAATTCAATCTCCCGATTGTATCTGCCACTCAAACTACTCGTTCTGGGTTTGGTAGTAGCGATCCTGATCTCACAGATACCTCTGAGTCTTTTGGATTACCTGCTACTGCTGACCTTATGTTCGCTCTTATTTCAAATGAGGAAATGGAGGAGCTAGGTCAGATAATGATCAAGCAGTTGAAGAATAGATACAATGACCCTACAATGTATAAGAGATTCGTTGTAGGTATTGACAGAGCCAAGATGAGGCTGTATGATTGTGATCAAGGTGCACAAGAAGACATCATCGATGCAGGTGATATTGAACCTGCCACCAACACTAAAAAAACATTCGAGGGATTTAAGATCTAATGGCTGATAAGACTTTTACAAATGAACCTGGTGCTAATTACGAACAGGATAAAGCAGCAGAAGAGATTTCTAATGCTGCTAGAGACAAGGTAGATGATGCTCAGGTCAAAGGACAGGATGTCTATGACAAAACTGCCAAGACACCTGAAGAGCAGTCCAAAAACATGGGGACTGCACATCAAAGTAAGAAGATTCTAGATGATAAGATCAAAGACAAGAATAAGAAGGGGAAGAAACCTACGAAATTTGAGATTGATCTTGATAACTATACAGATTTTGTGGATAGAGTTACTAGTCCACCTAGTAAAGACTTTAACGCACTCCTAGCAAGGTATGGTGAGTTGAAGGGTGCTGGTTGTGACATTGCTCGACTTGATACTGCTGCATCAGGTTTGTGCTCAGAGTCTGGTGAGTTTATGGAGATCGTTAAGAAGTTAAAGTTTCAAGGTAAACCATACAACGAAGCACAGAAGGAGCACCTTACTAAGGAGTTGGGTGACATCATCTGGTATGCAGCACAAGCATCCTTAGCATTAGGAGTAAGACTAGATGAGGTTATCTATACTAATACTCTTAAGTTAGCAGCACGTTATCCTAATCAAATGTTTGAGGTAGGATACTCAGAAAACAGAGCACCTGGTGACATCTAATGGCAGAACCATATACTAATGGATCTTTATCTGTTGTAGTACCAATGGATGATATGCAACTCATCCTTAGACAGATGTGGAAGTCACGTGGCACTGAGCCAAAGATGGGTGAGTTGTATAAGAAGTATAAAAAGTTAGTTGATCTTTCCTTTGATCAAGCACCATGTGATATATGAGATACCCTGTAGACATCGACAGAGGCAATGACTTTGCCAAGTCAATACCAGGAGTGGGAGGTTTCTCAGGAATATTCCCACTACCTGATGGTCAGTTACTAGTATCAGGTGCTGACGGTGTAGGGACTAAGATTAATATTGCACAAGTTGCTGGTGACTATACTACTATTGGTATAGATCTAGTAGCCATGTGTGTTAATGATGTAGTAACAAGTGGTGCTAAACCATTATACTTCTTAGATTATATCTCCACTAGGAAGATAGATGATAACGTAGCAGATATTATGGTAGGTATCTACAAGGGATGTGAGATATCAGGTATGAAACTGTTGGGTGGAGAGACAGCAGAGCATTATAGACAGAATGATTATGACCTAGCAGGATTCTGCACAGGTATAATAGAGCATGAAGGTAATCTTATTGATGGTACTGGTATCAAACCAGGTGATACTATAGTTGGTGTAGCAAGTAGTGGACTGCATAGCAATGGGTATAGTCTCATCAATGATATGTTGTGGAGACATGAGTTAGTATACAAGGAGCATCCAGAGTTACTTACTCCTACTCACATCTATGCACCTATGGTACGAAAAATAATGACAGAGAAGGGTGAGCATCCTGTCTTTGGTATGGCACACATCACAGGTGGTGGA